CTAATGTTTGGATGTATATACATATCCCTTATCGAAAGAAAAAGATAATAGATAAATGGGTAAAGAATGGGTCAGAAGGTATCTTAACATTTGTTATGTTTAAAAATGATTGTAAACAAGCATGGTTTATAGATGGTCAAGTTGTAAGAGATGCTCCTATTAAAATAATTGATACTAAATATACAAGAAATGAAAAGTTTTTTAACATAGATATTAATGATGCTCATATGGTTAATATGAAAGAATCAGATATAAAAGAAAATAAAAATGTAAAAGATTTTAATAGTGAAAGATATTCTAAATGTAATAATGAAAGAATGCCTAAAAAGGAATCACTGTGATCGTTCTTACTGAAGAAGCTAACGAACATCTATCACGTATAGTTAGGGACCAAGCTGTTAAGGGTATTGAACTTGGTGTAAAGGGTGGTGGTTGTGCTGGGTTTACTTATGAATGGGATTTAGTAGATGATATTCCTGAGAAGCATGACGTAATACCACTCCTTGATGGTAATCTATATGTTAGACCGGAGGCTTTAATGTTTCTAATGAATGTAACTATAGATTATACGGATGGAATTAATGGTTCTTATATAGTATTTAAAAATCCTAATGCCACATCTCAGTGTGGATGTGGAGAAAGTTTTGGAGTATGACTGTAGTACTTGATATTGAAACAGATTCTTTAGATGCACAAAAGATCCACTGCATAGTAGCAAAAGATCTTTTAACATCTCAGGTACATGTATGGGATCATAATAACTTAGACAAGTTTAAATCTTGGTCCAGTACAATTGATAAGTTTATAATGCATAATGGAATATCTTTTGATGCTCCTATATTAAATAGATTACTTGATACTAATATTAAATTAAATCAAGTAGTAGATACTTTAGTTATGTCTCAATTATTTAATCCCATTAGAGAAGGTGGTCATAGTCTTGGTGCATGGGGAATTAGATTGAACCATCCCAAATGGGAGTGTGATAACTTTGAAACTTATGATGAAGACATGTTAAAGTATTGTAAAAATGATGTTAACTTAACAGAAACTTTATATAAACAGTTGTTTAAAGAGTCAGATAAATTCTCTCCCTTCTCTATCAATCTTGAACATAAGATCAGAGCTATCATAGATCAACAAGAGAAGAATGGATTTGCTCTTAATATACAAAAGACAATTGGATTACTTGCTCGTCTGTCAGATGAGGCACATGCTCTTGAGACATGGGCTTTGAAAGAATTTGAACCTACTATAGTTGAGATGAAAACTAAAACAAAATATATACCATTCAATATAGGATCTCGTCAGCAAATAGCCAATCGTTTAATGGAGAGAGGATGGGAGCCTAAACAATTTACAGATAAAGGTAATATAATAATTAGTGAGGAGATTCTGAATAAGATTAATATGGAAGAGGCAAAGAAATTCTCCAGGTTCTTCTTATTACAAAAGAGAATAGCACAGATTCAATCTTGGATTGATTCTTACAATGATACCACGGGTCGGGTACATGGTAGAGTCTTAACCTTACGAACTATTACGGGTCGAATGGCACATCATAGTCCTAACATGGCCCAGATACCAGCAATCCGAAGTCCCTTTGGTAAAGAATGCAGAGATTGTTGGACCGTGGAAAACCCACATACCCATACCTTGGTTGGAACAGATGCTTCAGGTCTTGAACTTAGATGTTTGGCTCACTTAATGAATGACAAAGCATATACAAATGAGATCCTGAACGGAGATGTTCATACAGCCAATATGAAAGTGGCTGGTATTACCGATAGAGATCAAGCCAAGACATTCATATATGCTTTTCTCTATGGAGCAGGGGCTGCTAAGATAGGTAAAATTGTGGGTGGAAATAGAGAACATGGACAGGAACTTATAGATAGGTTTCTATCTGGTATTCCTGCCCTTAAAAGGGTCCGTAGTAACGTTCAGAGAGCTGCTGAGAAGGGAAAGATTAAAGGTGTGGACGGACGTACCTTGTTCATAAGAAGCCCCCACAGCAGCCTTAATACTCTTATACAAGGAGCTGGGGCCAGCATATGTAAGGATTGGCTGGTCAATATGATACAAAGAGTTAACAGTACAGGAGTAGATGCCAAATTAGTGGCCTCTATCCATGATGAGTACCAATTTGAAGTGGCAAAAGGAGATGTAAAACGATTTGGAACTATAACAAGAGAGGCTATCAAGGATACAGAACGTAAATTAAAATTCAACTGTCCTCTGGATAGCACATGGAAAGAAGGAGAAACGTGGACCATGACACATTAATACTTGACAAACAATTAAAAGTATGAGACATTCAGTTTTTAACCCAGAAAAGGAATTATAAAAATATGCCAGTAATTTCAGGAACAGCTTATTGGGCTGCAATCACCAACCCAAATACCACCTTTGACTCTGATGGTATATGGTCTATTGACGTTGCCAATCTTGATAAGAAAAACTTAGAGATGGTTAAGAAAGACGGACTTGCCATTAAGAATAAAGGTGATGATCGTGGAGATTTTGTCACGGTCAAACGTCGGGTTCGTCGGAAAGATGGTTCTCTTAATCGTGCTCCTGACCTAGTTGATGGTCAGAAACGTACCATGACCAATACCCTTATTGGTAATGGCTCAAAGGTTAATGTACATTATACAACCTATGAGTGGGAGTTTAAGGGAAGGGCTGGAGTATCGGCTGACTTACGTGCAGTTCAGGTAGTCGAACTCATTCCTTATAATACAGAAGCTGATGAGGCTTTTGATGTTGTTGATGGTGCATTTGTTAGTGATGAAGGGGATGAAGATATCCCCTTTGCATCCTAGAAGTGAGAGGTGGGAGAGGTGTAAAAGCCTCTCCCTTTTCTTATATGAAAAACATAAATACATTGGTTGAAGATATCTATAATCTTTTTCAGTCCGATGATATTTCTCTGGATGAAAAAGAAATAGATACATGCATAAATGAATTTGGAGATAATATAAAAGAACATTTAAAGACAGCCTTGTATGAAAAAGAAAGGAGTAAACGTAATCTAAGATTATCTGCAATAGGAAAACCTGATAGACAATTATGGTATGATGTAAATAGGGAGAAAGAAAGTACTCCTGTTTCTTCTTCCACTCGTATTAAGTTTTTATATGGACACATCTTGGAAGAATTATTAATAGCTTTCTCCAGGTTAGCAGGACATACAGTTACTGATACTCAAAAGGAACTTAGTGTTGCAGGAGTGAAAGGTCATCAGGATTGTGTGATTGATGGGGTTCTTGTTGATTGTAAGTCCACCTCTCCACGAGGATTTGAAAAGTTTCAGAAAGCAGATCTTGTAAGAGATGATCCCTTTGGTTACATAGCACAGATATCTGCTTATGCTAAAGGAAATGAAGTAGATGAGGCTGCTTTCCTAGCCATCAATAAACAGAGTGGAGAGATATGTTTAACTCCGGTTCATTCTTTAGAGATGATAGATGCAGAAGATAGAGTTGAATATCTTAAAGTATTGGTACAACAAAAGAGTCCACCTAATCGTTGTTATAGTGACGTTAAAGATGGTGTCTCAGGTAATAAAAGATTAGGAACATCTTGCATATATTGTAATCATAAAAGAGAATGTTGGAGGGATTCTAATAATGGTCAGGGATTACGAGTATTCAACTATGCAAGAGGATATAGATATCTTACAAACGTTGGAAAGATTCCTGATGTACCGGAAGTTGTCAATTGGTAGACCATCATTGGTTAATATATGGAAAGGAGGAAGAATTTATTCCCAATCTTGATAAGTTTGGGTTTGTTTATTTAATAACCAATCTTAAAAATGGAAAAGGATACATAGGTTGTAAACAATATCTAATGTATAATCGGTTAAAAGAAACAGAATCCAATTGGAAAACATATATGGGTTCTTCTAAATGGTTATTGAAAGATATTGAAGAGGTGGGAAAGGAACATTTTAAATTTGAGATCATAGCTGAATATAAAAACAAACGTAGCCTACGATACTATGAGCTATATTATCAAATGAAATTCAATGTTCTTTCCTCCACTCTTGAAGGAACAGATGAACCAGCTTACTATAATTCAAGAGTGGGTGGTAAGTTCTATCGTCCTGTTGAGAGCTATCAAGATCCTGAATATAGAAAGAAACAATCTGAAAATACAAAGAAACGATTCTCAGATCCTGAAGCAAGAAAGATGATAAGTGAGTCTAATAAAAGAAGATCTAAAGATCCTGAATTTCAAAAGAAAATATCTAAGGCTTTAAAGAGAGCTTGGTCAGATCCTGAATTGAGAAAGAAAAGGAAAATACAACTAGATAAAAATCGTAATACAAAAAGAGATCCAATAACAGGTAGATTTTTAAAACAAAATGTTCAAACCAAAGAAAAATGAAGAAGTATTTATAGATCCTATAGTTCTCTTTGATCGTGAGGAGCCTGAACGTCGTCTATACTTAGCTGTTATTCTCCAGGCTTTATTAGATGCTAGTAATGTTTCTAATATTGTAACAAAGGATAAGGCAAAGGCATGGTTCTTTTGTAGTGTTGGTGTTACATGTGATAACTTTGAATTTATATGTGACAATGCTAATCTAGATGCCGGTGCTGTTAGAGGATTTGCTTATGAAGTTATTAATTCAGAACAGAAATCAAATTTTCGATATAGAATTTATCAAATATTATCAGATAACAATTAGGAAAGGAATAGAATGTCAATCAGGGATTATCAAGTAGGTGGTGATCATTACAAGAAGCTGCATATTCAACCAGTTGAATATATTTATGCCAATGAACTTGACTTTCTTGAAGGTAATATTGTAAAGTATGTGACCAGACATAGGACAAAAGGAGAAGGTGCAAAGGATATCCAAAAGGTAATCCACTATGCACAAATGATATTGGAACTTAGATACGGGGAGAAGATGGATGCACCTACCAACTGAATATCAATCGTTTATATATCTGTCTCGTTATTCCAGATGGCTGGAAGAAGAGGGACGTAGAGAAACCTGGGATGAAACTGTCAACAGACTAATAGTTTTCTTTCGTAATCATGTGGAAAATAATCTTGGAGTCAAGGATCAGCTTGATGATAAAGATTGGAACATGATCAGGAACTCTATCTTATCTCTTGAGGTGATGCCCAGCATGAGATCATTAATGACTGCTGGACCAGCCTTGGAACGAGAGAACATAGCTGGATATAATTGTTCTTATATACCAGTGGACAATCCTAAATCCTTTGATGAGATACTTTATATTCTTATGAATGGTACAGGAGTAGGCTTCTCCGTGGAAAGACAATATATTAATGATCTTCCCACCATACCAGACATAGAGTTTGAGAGAACAGATGATGTAATAAGTATAGCCGATTCCAAAGAGGGATGGGCCAGAGCCTTTAAAGATTTAATATCATACCTTTATACGAATCGTATTCCCAAGATAGACGTAAGTAAAGTACGTCCTGCCGGATCAAGATTAAAAACCTTTGGTGGTAGAGCCAGTGGACCACAACCTTTAGTAGACTTATTCGACTTTACCATACGTAAGTTTGAAGAATCCAGAGGCAGGAAATTAAGTTCGATTGAATGCCATGATATTGTCTGCAAGATTGGGGAGGTTGTAGTTGTAGGTGGTGTACGTAGATCAGCTTTAATATCTTTGTCCAACCTATCAGATTCTCGTATGAGAATGGC